GCCTGATCACGGAGCGCAGCGGCCAGGGATCCCCAGGCGCAGCGCTGCCCCCCACCTGGTACACCTGGGAAGGGTTACGCAAAGGGTTACGCAAAGGGCTACGGGAACGGTTACGGTAACGGTTGCAAGGGTTAGGCTGCCTGGTGTAAATTACCGCTATGAATAGCGCCGCAGGTTTACACATTCAAACCGCCCCAGGATCTCCAGGCCCCGAAGAGGTACGGCCAGGGGACCAAATGAGAGGCGCTGAGTTAATACACAAACAAACCGAAGAGGTGACAAAATGAGTGAAAAGAGAAGAGAAGGATCCGACGGCCTGGCCCCGTTTTCCCATTGGGCTTATGTTTTAGAGGTCATATCCTTAATATATGGGAATAACCCCCAGGAGGGACAAGAGGAACCGACAGAACAAGAGGAGGACTCATTCCTACCCGATGAGATAGCGTACACGGTGAAGAAATGAG